GAAGCCTCTACTCTGTAAAGCAGGGCAACAACTTCGTGAGCAGATTGATGATTCCTTTCCTGACCGCGATAGAAAGTCCGATGGTTGGATAGGCGATGCCAAGCACTCCAATCGTAAGAGTGACCACAATCCCGATTCGATTAACGGAATCGTCAGGGCTATTGATGTGGATAAGGACCTCGACTCACGCCCCAGCACAGGTGCTTATCTTGCCGACCAAATACGCGTATGCGCCAAGAGGGATAAACGAATCTCCTACGTCATCCACGCAGGAAAGATTGCCTCAGCTAAGTCACTTTGGTTTTGGAAGTCTTACTCTGGCGTTAATCGCCACGATGCACATATCCATATTAGCTTTAGTAAAAAAGGCGACCAAAACGGTAGCTGGTTTGATATCCCGATGCTAGGAGCAGATAGATGAAAGACTTTAAGATAGCAGCAGGCTCATGGGCAAGAGCATTTTTAGTGGCAGTTCTATCCCTTGCAGCAGCTGGTATTACTGATCCAAAGGCGTTAATCGCTGCCGGACTTTCATCATGCTTGCCACCAATTATTCGTTGGTTAAACCCTAACGATTTGAGCATGGGCATTAAAAACTAATGAGCGCCCTTAACTGGGCAGCTTTAGCAGTTGCAGTTATCTCTATCGTCACAGCCTTTGTTGGTTCAATCCGCTGGCTTGTGAAGCATTACTTGAATGAATTAAAACCTAACGGTGGTTCATCAATGAATGACAGATTGAATCGACTTGAAGGGCGTGTCGAAACAATCATTTCTTTATTAGAGAGGTGACAATTTACACATGGCAAGAAAAGCAACTAAGAAGTTAGTGGATGAAGGCTATTCCAAACTAGATGCATGGGCTATCGGCGTACATGAAATGTATCGCTCGTTACGCAGAGCAGGCTTCACAGTTGATTTGGCACTTGCCATCATAGTTGAGAAGAACAGTTATCCAGATTGGATACTGCCATCCCCAATTAACCCTAATATCCCAGAGCCAGACTGGTATGACGATGAGGATGAATGAGAAGAACTGTTTGTGTGCCCGACTTGCAAGTTCCCCTACACGATCCGGTAGCCGTTTCTAATGTTGCGCGTTTTATTAAAGCTTACAAACCCGACTCTGTTGTTACTCTTGGAGATGAAGCGGACTTCACAGAAATCGGGCGTTGGAGTGAAGGCAAACCAGGCTGGTACGAACAGACACTAGCTGAGAATCGTGATATGACTGTCGATATTTTATGGCAGTTAGGCGAATACGCCAAAGAACAACATATGATTCGTAGCAATCACACCGATCGATTGTTCAATGTCATCATGAATAAGATTCCAAGCTTTATGTCCTTGCCGGAACTTAAGTTCGAAAAGTTTATGAAGTTAGATGAACTTGGCATCACGTATCATAAGAGCCCATATAAGGTCGCTGGAAGCGGTTCTAACGCCATTTTAGCCGTTCATGGTGATGAAGGTAGCGTGAAGCCTACACCAGGCCTTACAGCCCTTGAGGCGGCTCGTAGGGCAGGTTTTGGAATTATCTGTGGTCACACGCACAGAGCTGGTTTTTCTCAATTCTCTGAGTCCACAGGTGGGCGTGTCGGTCGTATCCTTAGGGGCTGGGAAGCCGGATGCCTCATGGATTTTCGTAAGGCGACTTATACTAAAGGCACGATGAACTGGCAGCAGGCGTTCATTATCATTGAGGAAATCGGTACAAACGTGCAGGTCAGCATTATTAACCTTGAGAAGGATGGTACTTTCGTTGTGTCAGGTAAGAGATATGGGCGCGCTCGTTAATGACGTGCGAACAGACATAGATGATCAGATGGATGCGTCAGAATTATTGCCGTTTCGTTATTGAAATGTACTTGACGTACCCCAATTAAATGCGACACTAATCCTGTACCCAATCAAGGGCATTGGGGCAGTTAGGGCAAATGATGAACTCATTAACAATCCTCACAGTAGTCGGCATAGGAATTGCGCTGTACTTCTCATTTCGTTGGGGTCAAGAATGTGGCTATGACCAAGGTTTAACTGATGGTCGCAAAGCTGTACGCAAGTATTACGAGCAGGTGGGTAAGTGAAAGCCACAGAAGCGCTCATTCATGCAATCGACATCATGCAAGATCGTGGCAAGGTCTATGGTCATCCGCGAATCAATCAAGGTCGGATATCTCAAAGGCTATCCAATCTATTTGATTTCCCAGTCACAGATGCTCAAGCTGCACTTGCAATGGTCGAAGTTAAACTCGCCAGAATCACAGAAACGCCAGGACACACAGATTCTTACATTGATGCAATAGCGTATCTGGCAATAGCACTGCAACTTCAAACAGAGGATGACGAACTATATGTTTAACCTAGATGATTACCAGCCGGTCGAAGAACGATTGGCTATGTTTATTAAAGACTTTCCTGATTTCAGGATTGATACAGAATTGGAGAGTGTTAGTGCGGAAAGATATATTGTTAAAGCGTATCTCTACAGAACTTTTGCTGATGGCGTTGCGTTTTCCACAGGGCTCGCTGAGGAAACGATTAGCAGTAAAGGTGTCAATGCAACTTCTGCGCTTGAAAATTGTGAAACTTCGGCTATCGGCCGCGCTCTTGCGAATGCGGGTTATGCGCCTAAAGGAAAAAGGGCATCGAGAGAGGAAATGGTTAAGGTCACAAGAGCAAAGTTCTCAGAGCCAAAGCAAGACTATATCCCTGTCGTGAATGAAGCTGATCCTTGGACAATTAAAACTGTTGCGGCACCAAGCACATCAGCAGAAGCAGTCGCTGTAGTCAAGGACATTATAGGCGGCACAACTGACAAGGATGTACCTCGATGTCCTCATGGTGAGATGCATTGGGCGCATGGAATGACAAAGGCGAATAAGCCTTGGGGTCACTTTAAGTGCATGGCAGCAGCTACTGGTGAGATGAACAGATGTCCAAAGGGTGAAGATGTTATCTGGTATGAGATAAGTCCAGAAGGCAACTGGCGACCACAGAAAGTTAGGGCATAACATGGGTGAAATGGTAATATTTGATAATGGCACAGCCACCATCATGGGCGGAGAGTTCGAAGAACCGCAGGATATTGTTATCTATTGCGATCTTTGCAATGAGCCTGTGGCTATTCCAAATTAGACGCGTGGGCTATTGGCGTACATGAAATGTATCGCTCGCTAAGACGTGCAGGCTTTACAGTTGATTTGGCACTTGCCATTATTGTTGAGAAGTCTGCATATCCTGAATGGATACTGCCTCTGTCAATAATGGCGTGTTCTACTTCTACGCCGTCAATGCCTATTCTTTTAACAAAAGTTACATTATCCATTTTTATAACTCCGCACTAAATCCGATGTAGCCTGTTGAAGAACCAGCATCCACATATGTGTATGGTCTAAATTGGGTCAATCCTGTTGCAGCGCCATCTGCTGCACCCAATAGAGGTGAAACAGCACCAAGTACAACACTGGAAGGAGTTATAGCACCTGCTCCATCTGAAAGAATTATGTTTGCATAATCAATAGATGTCGGTTTTACTCTCATTTGAACTGGAAAATAAACAGGTACTTGTGCAGATGTTGTAGAAAAAGCGCCTTTTGTTCCTGATAAAGGCGCATAGGCGCTGCCTGCATTACTTCTAAAATAATACCTTTGGCAAGCAGCCAATTCACCTTGAATAGTTCCACCAGCGCGGCTAAAAGTTGTTGGATAACTGCCATATTCAACCTGCACGCCTTCAATTTGATACCACTCATTAGCACCAGCAGTACCAGTTGGATTATAACTAAAGCCAATAGTTACTTCTCTTACTGTGCTTGCTAAAGTAACTGTTACAGAATAACGCGCCATTGTTGTAGTAACTGTTTGGGCTGTGTTATAGGCAAAAGCACCGCCAGTCCAACCGCTAGAAAATAATGCCGCTGCGCCTTGGTCTGTTCCTGTGCCTGTAAAAATAACTGGGGTAAGGGCGGTAAGGGATGCGTTAGCACCTGCCTTAGCATAGAAAGAAAAAGTTATTGTTCTACCTGCTAAGCGAAAAGTGTCATTCGTTTCTAAAACTGACTCTACATATATTGTGCCTGTATTTGTTTGTCCGCTATTGCGGCCAAAACGCATACCATATTGCAAGCCTTGTGTATCGGCTGTTTGTCTAGACATCGTGGCAGTTGCACCAGCAGACAAAGCCCACCATCTATCGGCAGCAGGATAATTAACTGTGTTGATTGCTATTGCACCGCTTGTACCGCGTTGCCAGTTATCAAAACCGCCGTTAATAATAAAGTTCTTACCTGCTGAGTTAGACAAAGTGCTTGTCTGTAGAAGGTTAATAGTGCCATTAGTATCATTAACATCCGATGCGGAATAGACATCTCCATTCGCATAGGTCGTTTTCATTGGCCAGCCTGTTGCCATTAGCACACCTCTTTCATAGGGTCAATTCTAGTACATAACATCGAGTAAAGGCTCCTGCGTGGCAATAGTTGTAGTCCATGTGTTAGGGGTGATGTTGTGAGCAATTCCCTGCACTTGGAGCTTCTTCTGAATAGTTGATCCACCAGGTTGCTCATTGGTGATATCTACTGTGTTAAAGAAGTCAAGGCTTAAAGCTGCTGTGACCCCTGCTGTGTAGTTTGGAGTCACCAAGTCCAGAGTGATTGTTTCAATGCGAATAGAAGTTTCTTTACGGCTATCCACATAGGCAGTTGCTAGGGCTAGAGCGTTAGCATCTGTCTGCATGAGCATATCTGTAGCTGTAATGGATCGTGTGAAATATTGAGCAATAGATGTGGCATCTGAGTAAGTCTGTGCTGTGCCACCGATTCGGGTCACAGTTGCCTTGTTCACGATTGTCTTGTCATCGAGTGCAAAGGTGATTCCTGCATAGTTAATCCCTGTGCCAGTTTGATTGAAGATTGTAGGAGATGCAGCTTGGGCATCATAGACAAACTGGCGACCCTTGAAGGTTGCTACGCCGTTCTCATCAATGTAGAACGCGCCCTGCTCTGTGAACTCAGCAGTCTGGATTGCTTCTAGGACTGTTCGAGTTGTGCCAGGGTCTGCCACGCAAGTTGTAGCGCCTGTGCCAATGCTAGTAAAGGCTGGAGGCCATGCAATCATGGTCAGAATAGATTGAACACGCTGTGCAGTTGTCTGCCCTGCTGTACCACCTGTAACTGTTGTGACATTCGAGTTATACATCAAACGGAAAGCGTCATAGCAAATAAAGGTAACGTATCCTGTTTCCTGACCTGTGGGATAGGTATAGCGATATTCGGTGATGTAACCGCCAAATAAGCCATAAGTAACTCCGCCATAGATAGCAGATGCCTGTATCTTTCTAAGAGGCTGTAATAGGCCGAAGTAAGGGCTAGAAGTGTTCTGTGGGTTGAAGTCACCATCTGGATCAACAACTCTTATGGTTGCCTGTCCTGACTCGTATTTATCTTGCAGAAGGTTGCGCCCTCGACGTGTCGAGATATTAGTAGTCTGAGCAGAAACATCAACGATAACAGGAATGGCAGAAGCTAGTTCTGCAAAGCCTAACTGTGAAGTACCCAAGATAAACGGATTACCGAATGATGCTCCACCCGATAGATTTATCTTGACCGATAGCGTTGCTGGTAATGCCATTATGCATAACTTGTCGAATAGTTAATTGGGATGCCTGAGGCCTGATTGTTGTAGATGGCATTGGTGACCATAGATACCAAGTCACGATCTGTAGTCACTGAACCTGCCACATTGATATTGACCACAGGCGCACCACCGCCACCAGCTTGTCCTGCACCTGCGAGGCCGCCATAGTTGTTCTGTCCTAGATTGGTCATGCCGCTACCAAAGCCCTCATAACCGCCTGTAGGAGGCGTAAAAGATTGGAAACCCTGTGAGGTTGGTGTAACACCTATGCCCATTGCTCTTAATGTATCTCGCTCGCCTAGAGCAAACTTACCAAAGTTCAGCATCACATCTAATGCGCCAAACATGGCTTTGCCAAAATTTTCCATAGCATCAGCTGCTGAATTGGTTTTCATGATTTGACCTGCAAGGGCTGCGTTCTGGTCTTTGATTGCAATTAAAGACAGAATTCGAGTTTCTTCTTCTTTTGTCATAGCGCTATTAAGTGCTGCAAACAATCCAACACGCTCAACATCGAACTTCTTCTCTAGTTCTTGAAGGGCTAACTGGTCACCAGTAAGTTTAATCTTTCTAGTTGTATTATCTGCATCAATCTTGTTCAAATCATTTAGCCGCTTTTGGATTTTGGCGGCATCTTTGTTTATTTGGTCAATCTTTTTGCGATCACCTGGAGATTGCGCTGGAGTGCCTGCTGATGATGCTTTGCTTCTAGCGCCGAAGCGACTTATTTGACCAAGAAGTGTGGCTTCACCCAAAGGATTAAAGAAATCTCCAAGCCCAAATCCATCAACGTTAATTTTGTTTAATTTAGAACCAAGAACTCCAATAGAATAAATAATGTTTCCGATTTGAGTGGCAAGGCTTTCCATTGCTGTGGTTGCTCCACCGATACCCTCTGGCCCTGAAATCATCTTCATGGCATCAAGTAAGTCTTTACCAATAATCTCTTTAGCGTTCTCGGATGCAACTGCTAGGCGATCCATCGAACCTGAATAACCTTCGGCAGCAGCTAATGCTTGACCTTTGAACTTGTTTGAAAGTTCTCCAACAATTACATCCATGTCGCCAGTTGCAAGTGTTGCTTTGGATAAGCCTGCACCTAAACGGCTAAGGGCTGTTGTCTGCCCTGTGAATCCACGTGCTAGAGCCGCTGAAACTTGGCTCAAATCGCGGCCTGTACCAGCGCTAATATCTAAGGCAAGCGCTAACGCATCCTGTGACTTCTTAACATCGCCTGTGGCTGTGAGAAGGGTTCTAAAGGCTGGGCGTAGGTTGTCATCGAGGACACCGGTAGCGCGTTGTAAGTCACCAATAAACTTCTCAACCTCAATGGCTGCAAAGGCGTTGCCTGTATTGGCTAAGGCTAGGGATAAGGATCGAGCGGCCTTTTCATCTGCCGCAAATGCTTTAACTGCTTGCTTACCGAATGAAATAAGTTTGGTTGCAGCAAAGACTCCGAGTAGTTGTTTGCCTAATCTAGCAACCGACTTCTCCATCTTCTGAGATGCAGTTTCTGCTTGCTTAAACGCCTTCTTACCTGTGAACTCGGCGGCTATATCAATTCTTACATCTGCTGATGCCATTAGTTGTACCCCACCGCTTTATTGAACTTATCTCTGGAAGTTTCGATTGCTTTAATTATGGCTGCGTTAGTCTTGCCTTGATCTTCTGCCCAAGCACGAAAGATTGCTCGACCTTTCATCTTGCGTGATGCTCGGCCTGCTTGCCCTGTTTCGCGTTGATAGGCGTTCTTAACTTGACCAGCAGAGTTCATAGCTTCTACAAATTGCTGACCAGCATTAGGGTTGTTGCTCTTACCAAAGTTCTTGCCTGTGCTAGTTGTGTAGACAGAGTTCATGCCAGGAATGTTTACTTCTTTGCGCTTTGCTTGAACGCGACCTTGAGGATTGACTCGACCTGCTGTTTCATAGATTGCACCAGCAGCCGAAGCATTGACAATCCGAGCCAACGCACGAAAGCCCTGACGATTTGCCTTCGATGGAGTTGTCTTATATCCAATACCAGACTTTGCAGCACTGGCTGAGTAGCGTGGGAATCGCCCTGTGGTAGCTGGTTTAGCCCATCCGCTCAAAGGTGTTGTTGTAGGAATGTAGCCTCGAGCCTTTGTTGTAACTGGCTTAAGTAATCCTGCAATCTCTTTCTGTGTTTCTTTGGCTAAATCAGGTGTGAACTTCTTTAAGGCTTTACGAAGAGCGATGCCGCCTTTGACTTCTGTTGGCATCTCTCATCTCCTTCGCTTCATCCTGTAGAACCTTAATTAGGTTCTTTAGCATTACTTCATCTAGCTCTAATAATTGTTGTGGCGCGATCCCGAGTCTGACACTCAATTTAGCAATCAGATAGGTGATCGAGTCGCGCCCTAAGCCAAAGGGTCATCATCTAATACCTCAACCGAAGTCAAGGTTTCAATGAATTGCTCTCCGAATGGCTTAACAGTTTCACCCGAACGGCGGATACATTCCCAGGCAAGCCAGAAGATATCGCTTTGCTTCTGATCTTCGATGAACGCTTTGTGAAAGCCCTTCTTAGCGTAAATCTCAAAACCATACTGCACCAATGGAGTGATTGGGTATTCCCCAACTGATCCATCTGCCCTTGTTACTTTTAACTTTGCCATGCTGTGCCCCTTTGTTTAGTTGTTTAGAAAGTACCTGTTGTGGCTACTGCAATAGTTGAGTTTGCAGTAAATGTGATTGATTGTGTGCCGATATCGCCAACAGCACCATTGATGTCTGTTGTGTTATTGACTAGCAATGAAACTGTGTAGAGAGGGTTTGTAGCAGATACTGCTGTTCCCTTTGTCTGTAGGAATACAGCTGTGACTGTTGTTCCCCATGCAGCTTGAAGTGTTGCTAGAACATTCGCTGATGCTGTGTCATTAAGGAAATCGATTGTTACAGTAGATGCTTCCAAGCCCTTTACGAACTTGTGTGAGTTATCACCCATCGCTGTTACTTCGAGCTCATCGAATACGCGGTTGATTGTTACTGCTGTTACATGGTCACTAAGATCAACAGTGTTAATCTTAACGCCGACATTGTTATTTAGAAATACAGCCATTAGGATTATTCCTCGTCTTTCTTAGTAGATGCTGGCTTTGGTGCTGGTGTGCTAACCTGCCCGATTTTCTTCAGGAAGGCTTCGTTTTCTTGTTCCCATTCGGACATATTAACTCCAGGTTGTTAGGACGGATAGTGACATCTCACAGCTGAGCAATTCACCAGATGCGGCGTTCAGAACGCCTGGCTGGCTTACTGCGCCTACATTGTAAACCAATGAGGATGCTGCGAGTTTGTTGAACACGCCAACTAAGGCATCTTCAATTCCATTGAGGTTTCCTTCGTTATCAAACAAAGGTACTGTGATGATTATCTTAAAATTAGCAGTTGGAGCAATCGTGTTGTGTTGATTGTTATTAGGCTCTAAATATGGATCATCAGGAGTAACGATGACTGAGTTAGCCAAGACTGTTGCTGGTGGGAATGCAAATGTCTGCCACTTAGTGTTATCGACTAAAGCAGTCGCAATCGTGGTTCTAAGAGTAGTGAGAGCAACTGGCATGGCCTACCCGATAAGCGATCTTGGATCGAGTGCGTGGGCAATGAGCCCTCTGACTTTTGCCAAAAGTTGCGCCGACATGCGATAAGGCGATGGCTGAAAATCTATTGTATTAGCGCCATTGAGTGTTGTGGTGCGAGCTTGCCAGATTTCAACTGAAATCATAAGAGCTGCGTTCTGGACTGCTGTATCTGTTGTCCAGTCTGTGTAAGTTGTTGTGCTAACTGTGCCATAAGGATAAATTGGGTGATAACCCTGGACAGTTGAATGATTAGTTGTAACAGTTAATGAATATGCACCAAGTCCGGTAATTGTCTTTGTGCCATTGTAGGAGCTACCAGAGTTTGCAATAGTTACGCTTTGACCTACATAAAATGTGTCGCGGACTGGCTCATCAAAATAAAGAGTGCCTTCGCCGACAATGTTGCTGTGTGCTACTGAGAACCATTTAGGAGCCCATAGCATTGGAAGTAGGACTGCATCTGCTGCGTCACACACTTCCTGCAAAACGGCATCTGTGTACAACGTACCAACTCCGAGCGTTGTGCGAAGCTCTGAGACTGTTGTCAATGCCATCTGCAATCCTTTCTAAAGACTGGGAGTGGAGCAAGGGCTGCGCCCCACTCCCAGCGACTTAGGGTGTTACTTACGCCTTATTGTTCTTGAACGCACCAGCTCCGACCTTAGTCGCGATTGCGCCAAAGCCGTAGTAACCGATGGTGATAGAACCTGCTGCTGTTGATTCAGCGCGTAGGCGGTATGTTGGTGACTCATACCATGTGTAAGCATCTGGGTTCACAATAAGGATTGATCCGTCTGTGTCTGTTCCTGATGCTGTGTTTGGAGTAACGTACAAGTTCAATCCTGCAACGTTTCCTTGTAGAGATGTTGGTACAACTGCGCCGCCAGCGTTCATTGGATTTGAAGCTGTGTAGATTGGGCGACCATTGTCGTTAAGTGTCATGATGTTTGACCATTGTGATGTGTTTACGATCATGTTGCGAGCGAATGGGTTTGGAAGTCCAAGTGTCGCGTTGTAAACAGAAGCTGAACCGCGAGCAACAATTCCAAGAAGCTCTGAAGCTGTTGGGTAAGTTGTTGTTGTTGTTCCGTCTGCTGTTGCGCCAGCAATGATTGCTGCGTTTACTGCTGCATCTGTTGCCTTTGCGTAAGCTGCGCCCATGTTGCGGACGAGTTCATCGAAGAATGCTGGAGATGTACGATCTAGCAATTCAACAGAGAATGTCTGTTGTCCAGCGTACTTCTTAACATCTACTGACAAGAATGATGAGTTCTGATCTGTGTCTGAGAATGCAGCATCTTCTGCTGTGATTGCAACTGTTGGCATTTGTGTAATCTTTGGAATTTCAAATGTCATACCTGCATCAGGAAGCACTCCGCGTGAGATTGCTTCGATTGATGGGCGGATTGTTGTGCCAAGTGGGTTGATGATT